TATAAAGATCTAACCATCAAACAAAAGATGTTTATTGATATCTTAGTTGCAAATTGGGGTGAGATTACAAAATCACAAGCACTAAAACAAGCTAAATATGAATGTAAGAATGAAAATGATTATTCTGTGATAGCAAGCAGACTTACAAACAGAAAACTTAATCCGCATATATGTAAGTACCTCGATAAAAAACTAGACGAGGCATCCTCTAAATATGAGAGAAACAAAATTCGTAGATACAGAAGACTAGAAAGATTTGCTGATTCGGCTGCAGAAAACAAACAATATTCAGCAGCTGTAAATGCAGAATATAGATCTGGTCAACTAGCTGGTTTATATATTGATAAAAAAGAAGTAAGAGTATCAGGATTGGAGGGTATGTCACGTGCAGAGCTTGAGAAGAAACTCAAAGAGCTTTCCAACAAGATCGATGGCTTCAATGCCAAAACGATCGAAGTTGAGCCAGAGACAAAAGAACTATCTCAAAACTAATAATTGGTCATCTTTTATTACTGTTTTTAATGAGATACATAATCCACAAATTAAAACAAGTGTAGGAGAAGTACATGTCAAAGCGACGAAAAAAAAGTAAATACAAACATGCCATTGTCGGTAAGAAAAAATACTATTTTTATAAAATTAGGTGGATTGATATTACGGGTGATGCTGGGCATAAAACCGAAGAAGAGATGAAAAAATTAGAGTGTTGCACGTTGGTTTCACAAGGGTATATTCATAACATAGATAGAAAGAAAAAAACCTTGACTACATTTGCTTCATACGATGAGAAGGAACCTGTGTTTAGTGATACAAATATATTTCCATTAGGATGTATTTTGAGTAAAGAAAAAATCAAAAACTGACTTATTTATGGCAACAAAAAAACGTGAATCAAAGCTGTCAAGATTGATTCAAAAAAACTGTAATCAAATACATTTTACACGCATAGAATCTAGCACTATTAATGGAATACCTGACTTAAATGGTTGTATAAATGGTTATGGGTTTTGGATGGAACTTAAATCAGATAAGGTCAAGTATCCTAAGCTATCTAAATGGCAAATAAGTTGGATCAACAAACATATTAGTTATGGTGGTGTTGTTTTGATCTGCAATCACTCCCTCTTGGAGAGAGTATACAAACTGTACAGACCGGTGTCCGCGTTTACGGATCCTCGTTTATTGAAACCTCGTTTCTCGTTCTCGGAACCCGTACACTGGCCGTCCTTCCAGGATGCGCTCCGGGAGCTGGCTGCAGCGCGAAGCTCTCGTTCTCGTTCCCTCGTTAAACAATCTCGTTTCTCGGACATGGTAAGGGATGGCACTGGCAGCGTAACCGAGCTGGATCTGGCACGGATCTCCTGATAAGCTCGTTCTCGCACAAGATCTAGACCTCGTTTCTCGGTGAGGAACTAGAACTGGTGCCACCTGCGCCTGGACACTGGCATCTGGTACCTGCTGGTGATCCAGTGCTGATATCACGTTTCTCGTTTTGTAAGAAGAATGGTTAAGCTGTTACCTAGATGTAAGCACACAGGCGCCAGAGGCTGCTGCGTGAGGAACTGAATTTTTTCTTGACATTATCCCATCTAATCTTATATAACGTTACAGCGTACACAGCACTCCATCTTTTAGATGCGATTCTAGTCTACGCGGTAATGGGATCCGTAACGACATGGAAGACAACGTGCTTCCGGTAAGTAGCAGAAGAACCAACCCACGAGAGTGGCGGAGCCAAAGTTACTGGTCCCCGATTAACAAAGGAGAAGGTATGAATAAAAAAGAAAACAAACCTGAGTCTGGCAAAGTATACGCACTGACCGGCGGACCAGGAACTAAGTGCATTGCCAATGGTAATACATGGTCTGAGTCAGAGGTGAAGGATGAACTGGAGGAGGGCAGCGAATGTACAAAGCAAAAAGAATTAAAAAAACAAAGATCCCGGTAACCGTCGATAACATCACCAAGCAACAGCTGGACACGTTAAAGCTCGAGCTGCAGCTGCTGGCCGAGCCCTGGCGGAAGCAAGGTGTAACCATTCGAGTCGGAAAGAAGGCAGCGTGACGTTGGTCATGTTCATCGCTATCGTCCTTTTTCTCGCTCCGTCGTTCTCCTGGGGCCTGCTGGTGATAGCTCTGGGCTGTTGGTGGATCCTGCAGCACGGGCTTCCCTTTTGATGTCGTGTCGTGTCGTTCAGTTCACAACTAGTTTAGAATAATTCTAAACTAGGGAGACTGGGATCCGAAGGCTTCTGGTGAATTTTTTTCTTTGACTTATTTATGGGATATGATAAGACAAGGTAGAAAGATAACAAAGGAGAAACATATGGGACTAGATCAATATGCTCATCTTCGGAATAGAAAAATAGATTGGGAAAAGTATTATTCTGATGATGAGGAAGAGAGCCAAGCTGAACAAAAAGACGTTTTCGTTTGGCGAAAACACGCAAGACTGCAAACATTCTTCGCTCGTAAGTGGCGAGAACAAAACGAAGCCGAACAGAAAAGAAGAGACACACGAAGCTTTCAGGATATGAAAAAAGCTAAAGACCCTTTTGAGGCTATTGGGGTTGGGCTAAGTCATCTCGGATTTAATGCAGGTGATGAAGTTTATATTACTGAAGATGTTATTAAGGAGTTGGAAGAATCTTACCAAAAAGATTACTCTGACAATTTCTGCTCTGATGGTTTCTTTTGGGGTCAGCAGTTTCAAGAAGAGAGCCTGAAAGAGTACAAAGCCCAAGATAAAAAATTTATTGATTGGTGCAAGGAACAGATCAAAAACAAACAAGTTCCAATATACACTTGCAGTTGGTAAAGCTTTGCCGTTGCCGTCGCTCGTTGGCGACGGCTCGGTGTCGGTGTTGTTTATTAACAACAGTTGTTGCTTCCGTGCAACAGGTTCACAGGGGGTTCTAAAAAAGTTCTACATTTGTTTGTGGAAAAACCCAAAATGGACAAACCCAAAATGAACACATTATTATATTGTAATTAATATGGGATTTAATAAGATGATTGAATAGTTAAAAAAAAATGGAGGTATAACTATGAGTACAGTAAAAAAAGTTAGACTAAAGCAAGACGAGGAAAAACTTGTTGTGGCTTATGCTAACTTAAAACTAAAACAAAATAGATTAGCCAAAGAAATAGATACAATGAAACAAAGTGTGGTTAATCTTTTTGAAAGTAAAAAAGTAAATGTTATTTTTGCTAAAGATAAGCAAGATAATATTTTTGGAATTCAGCGTATCCACAGAAAGAGAAAGAAGTTTGATACTGCTAATTTCAAAATTGCTCATACTGATTTATTCAATAAGTTCACAAGTGAGATTGAATATAATGAGTACAAAGCATTAGGGGACAATAATGAGTAAAAAAATTTACTCAACTTTGAATGGTCTTAAATCTAAAAGACGATTTAGTAAAGTTCAAAGAACTTGTCCTTATACAAATAAATATGGAATTAGAGATTATAAGAAAAAAATCATAATTCCTATTCATAAGGTATCAGTTGGCAGATGGATTTTTAAAGGTAAAAAATTCAACAAGCTATCCGATATTAATTGGAGGTATTGTTAATGCCTAATGTACCAATGAATATATCTAAAGTATTAGCCGAGCAATCGGCTAATGCTAACATAACTAAAAATACTAATTTAAATCCTGACGCAATCAGTAAATTAAATTATGAAGTTATGTATAAAATGTTAGAGGGTGAAGTTGAAAAGTTAATTTTAGAGAACGAGGGCAACCCTTTAATAGACGATTTTAAAAATAAGATCGTAAATAAATTTAGTTATCTAATACAAAAATTAGGTAGCTAGATTAACCACAAACCAATGGCGCAAATGCGCCATTGGTGTATTTAGAAGGCTCATAAAAACAAACCACCTGCAATCTAAAAAATACAGCTCACACTCACGTACCCCAGCTCGGGTTTGCGAGGCGCATGCTTTAGTAAGCAACATGAATAGATGTAGTTATGTGTCAAACTATATGGTATAAAAGGGGACCCAATAAATCAAATTGTTATGAATAATTTAGATAATCTTACAGATGACGAACTACGGGCGTTAATTTTAAAAAAGCAGATCGAATATATTAAACTAGCTCAGGACAACTTTTTAATATTTGTGCGTGCTATGTGGCCTGATTTTATTTGTAGAGATACAACAGATCCTAATAAGTTTGGACATCATCAAATCATAGCAAATGAATTTGAGGATATAGCTAATGGAAAACATAATCGTTTAATTGTTAATATGCCACCAAGGCACACTAAATCTGAGTTTGCATCGTATTTATTTCCCGCTTGGATGATAGGACGTAATCCTAAAATGAAACTTATGCAGGTTTCACACAACGCAGAACTTGCGACAAGATTCGGTAGTAAAGTTAGAAACTTAATGGAGACCGAAGACTACAAAAGTATTTTTGGTGATGTTAAACTTAGAGAAGATAGTAAGGCTAAGGGACGTTGGGAGACCAATCATGGTGGCGAATATTTTGCAGCGGGGGTAGGCGGTTCTATTACAGGA